GTAACCAGATTTCAGAGGATGAGCTTTTGCTTTAGAAACGCCCATCTCTTGCTGTTTCTTGATAGCTTCTGTCGTATCTTCGTACTCATTCTCTGCACCTGCGCCTTCAGCTGAAGTGTAGTGCTTTGTATGAGTTTTTGACTTCATAGCCATGTCACTAGTATGTGGCATTCCACCGAAGTCGTTTATTTTTTGTCCGCCTGCCATAATTACCTCCAGGTAAATTATTGTTATTTCTTTTGAATATCATCATATTCATATTCGTTCAACATAGATTACATGCCTTGAGCTAGTTCTTGACCCTGATCTTGTTGGCTATGCATTCCGGCTAGCATCTGTGCTACAAAATCATTAGACATCGAGGTGCGTTTGGCATCTTCTTTAGCCATGTCTTCTTTAGATTGCTCTTGCATATCCAAAGATCCGATATCATTCATCTTGAGATGTGCTTCGAGTTCACCATATCTATGAGTAACTTCAACTAGTTTCTCAAGAGCTTCCATTTTGGCTTTGGTTGACATTGCATTGTTGCGACCTATCATGCTTAATCTTTCTTCAAATAGACCTATGTTACTTTCAGACCTGCCATGCCTTTCTCTTGCATTTGCCACTGCCAAGGCAGTCTTAGCATAGAGTTCTTTGAGTTTAGCTTCTTCAACAGCATGTTCGAGATGCATTGAATGCTCTTGAGCAGCTTGAGCTTGTTGTTGTTGACCCTCGAGTATCTTAATGATCTCAGCTTTTCCAGTGATGTTAAGTTTAGGTATGATTTGATCTGGAGTAAATACTTCACGTCCAAAACGTTCGTTCATATCAAGCATCTGTTGTGCTTGCAAGTTTTGTTGAGTCGGCGTCAAATCACTCTCTTCTACGATTACATTGTATTTAGCAAATACCTTTGAGTAGAAATATGGGCTAGGCTCTTCGTTGATAATCTGAGCAACTTTCTCTGCACTCCAGTTATTGAGTACAATCTGTAGAAGCCTATCTCCTAGTGTCTTTAACGATAGATCCCATTGATCGAAATATTTCTGGAATACCATCAAGTTTGCAGCTTGCTTGAGTAGAACTGTAAGGCTTGATGTTTGCTTATCATCCTGTCCTGACCAATTCTCTAGATTGATACCAGATGTTTTATACATCAAGTCTTCCATCTGTTGAGCCAGTGCAAGGTCTGATTCAGGTACGGCAGAAGGAATGATCTTTTCACAGTCAGTCATCTCATAGCCATCATTGATGATCACGTCCCATCCTTGGCCAGACTTCTTAAGATTATCTTCGTTGGCTACCGCACCGACTTTACGCTTCCATCCTGCGTTAATAGTAGCAGCAGCAATATCATTATTCTGGATCACTTTGTGATTGAATAGAAATTGTGGTGATCGCATTGTTCGGATAAGTCCGCGTACTCGTAGATCGTAGTAATTAATATGAGGTTCGTAGTTCCATACGACAGGAATGAATGGGCATCCATCAAATCCTAATGGATTTTCACCTTCGAACATCAATTGATCGTTCAATACGACAGCTAGTTTCCATGTGGGGACTTCGACTGTGACTTCTTCTAGATCTGGTATTGCTTGTACTAGCATATCCATATTTCCATCTCCACCCGCGAAGTCAAAGAACTGGTTTCTTGTTTGAGAATAGAGTCTTTTTTTCTTTCGCTTTGATTTGTACCAAACATATGAAAGCACGAGGAGATTGTTACGAGCCATGTTATAGTTTTCAGGTAAGAAGTAAAACTCTCCGAATTGCTGAGGATTGCTCATGCTAGGTCGTATATCTTTTGCCTTATCAGGGAAACGAGATTCAGCTTCTTCTTTTGATATATATTCCTGACACCAAATGAATTGACTGTCTTCAAATGTTAAGGATCTGGCATACGGATCACACAAAAAGCTATTGTATTCCCAGAGTTTAACTTTTAGCTCTCCCTGGGCTTGGTCTTCTCCGGTATAGTCTAAATATGGTTGGAGTAATACCATGCCAGTAATTGCAGCTTGTTCGCACGCGCGAGAGAATTGTTCATGGATTCCCTGCTTATTAGCTTCAGTGGTGATAATCTTTGTATATTGATCTGTCGTTAGTGGATCAGAGCCTTCTGTTGCCGTGTAGCCAAAGTTCTTACGATGCTGGCGTTGATAGCCAGTCACCATATTTACTGGCTGCTGGCAAATGTTGAAATAGTAGTTGCTATTGTTGGATGTATTGTTATTCCCTCCGCCGAAGTACCGATTCACAAAAGACTGCTCTCCGGCATAAAAAAGTGAGTCGATATTTCCCATATTCCATCGACTTTGCTCGAGTGGCATTACCTTACTTTTAAGGTTGTTGAGCCACATGCGTATATTGCCTTGATTAGGCTCTAGACCGTTCTGCCAGGGTGGGAAATAAAAAGACACGCAGCCCCCTTTAATTAGGTGAAGGTTTAAAATTTCACCTTACATTAAGGGCGTAAATGGGTCAAGAAATGCTAAATAGCTAATAATAGTTGATTCGGATCATGCTTTCTCATTCGCCAATGAAACTTTAAATGCTGAGATGGAGTAAGCATTAATAGATTCGAAATGTCATTGTTCGACTGGTCATCATCCCTATGATGAATGTCCATATTGGGAGGAATTTCACCAAAATAAACAATCCAGACCCATCTATGGGCGAGTAAACTTCCATTAGTTGTGCAAGCCCAATAGCCATCTTTTCTCTGATAGAACTTTTTACCAAAATAGATTTGATGCATTTTCATATCAGACAAATTTGCCACTATCTGATAATTAGTGCAACTAGAAATTGCTTCTAAACCTATCACGCATGTATTTGTTAGGATTGTGCAGGTATGGCTGATATCTTGATATTTTGTGCGTATAGGTAGCGTATCTAATGGCGTCGAGGCAATGGTCATCCTTCTTTATAGGAGCGTCTTCCCCTTTTTCGGATTTCTTTTTATCCCAGACATACTTCTGTATTTCATCAATTGTTACATGACATTCTTGACATACATAGAGATTCCCTTGAGCCATTTCAGATGTCATAAAACCAATTCCATTTTCTACATCGTTATCAGCATCTATTATCGTCATCCCTTTTTTTCTCAGTTCAGATTTAAATGAAGCAGCACTTGGATCTATATAAATACCTCTTATTGCATAAGGTTCTAGGAATTCACTTACACAGTTTGCTAGCTCAAAGTTTGTGGCAGTCCTTCCCCTTTTATCTTCATCCCATACGAATTCTTTTTCTATCCATCTACAAATATCTGGCTCTTGTGCTGCATGTCCAGTATTGATTCCTATTAATACACATGCAAAATTATTACTAATTCCGTAGTCGATACCAGCAATCCAATATTCTGCAGCTCTTGGAGGTCTTTTTACGACGTGTAACTTTCTATCGAAGAAGTCGAATATAGCACCTTCAGCTAGACACCACATCCCGAGATAATTTCGCTTGTAGAACAGGCCTGATAAGCTTTCTCGTACCATTCTTTTGTATTCTTCATCGACATAAGGGTTATCATCTAATACGAACTTAAGCTCGTAATATAAGGGGTCGCCTGCTATTGCTTTATCAATCCATTGCTTTATTTTATGAGTAGGATGCGAAGGGTTGCATGAACAGAATAGTTTAGAATGAGGGTTAGAAAGACGAGTATGGATCATGTCGATAATAGATTCTGGGTAAAGTGTTATCTCGTCGCAGTAAGCGAGAGAGAATGTTTTCCCCTGGATAGCTCCGATCGCGCCTTCGTCTTTTGCCCCTACCGTGGAGATTGTCTTATTTCTGAACTTGAGTTCAGCTTTATGTGGATGCCAAGTGAGAAATGGTTGGAAGATACTTAAGGGGTTATTGGGAGTATTGGCTTCCATGAGTAGACGTACTGCGTTATGGTAGATAGTACTAGACGAATGTCCTATCATCCATATCTGACTATCTGGACAATTTTCTACCGCTTGCATGAATCTGAATAAAGTTGCTACAGTCTTACCAGATCGTACAGAACCATGCGCGATGTTGATCTTTTTTGTCGAATCTAGGATAAACTCCATTTGACGTGGAGCAAGTAATTTAACCATATTCAGGGAGATATATGAAAAAGGAACCTAAAGATAAAGCTCTTTTTTGGATTGGTATCGTTATAGGCCTCGTCGGTCTAGCAGTTTTGTTTGATTTTGATTTTAAAGTTATGGTTGGTGTGTTTTTACTGATCTGGGGAAACAATATTATAGGAAGGTCGTTCGATGAAAAACCGCGCTAAATGTAAAGTAAAACACTCGCATCCTATGACGAGAAGCGGAATGTCTCTAGTGACATTATATAAGTTTTTAAATCAACCAACTGTGAAAGAACTCATAGAGGAAATATTAAAATATGAAAAACCGCGCTAAATGTAAACTATGTAATTCGAGTATCGAAAGTTTCCATGTATATGATTACGTCACATGCAAGTGTGGCGAAATAAGTATTTCCGGTGGAAATGATAAGCTAGAATGTTCCGCTAAAAATTGGAATAATTTCCTACGGGTTGACGATCAAGGGAATGAGATTGTTGTAAAAGTCAAAGATAGTGTAGAAGCTACTACCTCAAAGGATGAGGAGTCTACAACTATGACGAAAGAAGACAAGATCGATATGCTAGAAGCTATGGTAAAGAACATCGAAAACCTTCCCAAACAGGCCATGATGAATCCTGTCAATCATTACGATATGTACAACTTTATGGTAGTAGTACTATCAATTTGGAAGGATGAAAAAAAGTCTTGAATTATTCTCTTTAAAAAAATCCTTGGTAAACGTAGATATGGGCTTAAATACAGGAGTATTTTATGTCCATGCCCAACGCAGCCAATGTATACACACAAGGATTCGGATCTAAGCCAGAACTCGGCGTAATAGTCGCCCAAGTCGCACCTACAACTATCTGGTCACCAAGCTGGCGCATTGGCCTAATCTGGGTCGATACTCTAACTAACGCAGCTTACATGCTCACTTCCCTTGTAACGTCCAATGGAGTCACGACTCCTACTTGGACATTACTAACTTAAGGGGACGTATATGTCAGTTCAAGGCGCTCAATCTTCAGTAATCTATCCTGTAGGTTTAATAGGCACATCGGCTGCTACTATCACGACTACTTACATCCCAGCATATATACCTCTTCCATATTCAGTCCGTATCGTGAAATTTACAAACGCTACTACAGTCAATTGTATCGTTTCATGGGATGGAGTAGATGATCATGATTTCATACCAGCTGGTGGTTTCCTACTAATAGACGTATCAAGCAACAGAGAAGTAAGCAACATTTTCGAAATCCAAACGGGCACGACCTTCTATGTAAGGGGCGTTTCTGGTGGTACAGGCAATTTTTATATAAGCGCCTACTACGGCAAGTAAAGAGGATCAAACATGAGTCAGGCAGGTGCCAATAGTTCTAGTGGCGGTGGCGGTGGATCAGGCATTTTAACTATTAATAGTATAACCCCCACTGGTGGCGGTAATTTTACATTAGAATCGACTGACGGTTCAATTACATTCACAGACATCACTAATGGATTAAACCTATCGGCTACTGGTGGCGACCTCTACATCACACCTTATATAGTAGATAATGTTCTACCAGCTCCATATACAACCATTCAAAGCGCCATCAATGCCGCGGCAGCAGCCGGAGGTGGTACGGTAGCAATTAGGTATGGAACGTATGTAGAAAACCCCATAATGGCAGCTGGTGTCAATCTAGTTGGATTTAGCGGGCTCAATATAAACCCCAATACAATTATCAATGGAAATGTCACCGCTTCATATACAGGAGCTGCGACAATCACTAATATCTCGATCTTAGAAAATGTTGGTTCCCCTCTCATTACTACTGGAACTAACTCAACATTCCTATTCTTAAATAACGTTGCCATTACATCAACAAACTCCCAGTGCGTGGCTTCGAGCAATGCTAATTCAGTAATCGTTTCTGAGAGCAGCCTTTTCATTCAAAACGGAGCGAATCCTTATTTCGCTATAGTTGGTGGAACATTCATCAACAACAATGGTATCTATAGCGATGGTGGAAGCTCCACGGCAAACACTGTCGTAGGAGGAGAGTTCCAGCAATATGGTGGTTTTGGAAGTACCAGCTTTGTTGTAAGTGGTGGAGGCGATCTAAACGCCGAGAACTTCACTTTTAACACTCAAAATGGCTCTTGCATTACGATAGACGATACTTCTAGCTGTAAGACAATATTTTGCGACCTTCATGCACAAGACGGCGCATCTTCAGCGGTTGTGATAGCAACCTCTAATGGGTCATATAACACAAGTTTCTGCACCATTAATTCGGGTGCTACCTATGCAATTTCGGGGCTCGGATCACTACAATACGATCATTTAAGTTTACCTAATACTGTTGCTTTAGATCCTGGTCTAAGCCTCAGCATAGATACTACCCTCCCAATTTCCCAGGCCGTTTCTTCTCCTGGAACTGCCGCAGCGGGCCATTGCTACTTCAATAGCGCACAGTTTTCTGTAGATCCTTCTGGTTACGTTTCTTCAATTGGAAGCTCAGGAATTACCATTAACGGTGATACAGGAAGCATTACAGGTCCTATATTGACCATTTTTGCCGATCAAGTGTCGGCCAATTGCGGAAGCACTGTTTTATTCTCTAATTCAGGGACGACATCGACTCTGAATGTGACTGATGGAAATGGTAATACAATCGTAGGTTTGGACTCTGGAAGCGGGCCATTTTCAGGAGGGCAATCGGTCGCTTTTGGATCAGGAAACCTAACTGCTGGCGCCAGTACATCTTCTGGACTATGTGTCCTTGGTAATAACTCCCTAACGAACTCCACAAATGGTCACAATCATCTTGCTTTAGGAAATGATGTCCTACAATCCCTTGCAGCTGGAGCCAGTGTTATAGCTATTGGCCAAGGTTCAGGAGCAGCCTATACCACTACGGAATCTAGTAATATCGTAATCAATCATAGTGGTGTAATCGGTGATGCAAATACAATACGCATTGGTGAACAAGGATCTGGAACAGGACAACAAAATACATGCTTCGTAGCAGGTATAATTGGAGTCTCTCCATCAAACCCAGTTCCCGTTGTTATTGACAGTTCTACTGGACAACTAGGGGTAGGTTCATCCACTCCATTGGCAGCCAATTATACGGCCGTGAATTTCTCTATGTCACCTTATACAGTATTATCAACTGACTATTATATTTCCGTCGATTCTTCAGGGGGTGCGGTTACATTGCTCATGCCAGCAACTCCTACATTCAAACAGGTCTGGATCATCAAAGACCGCACAGGTAATGCTTCCACAAATAATATCACAATCAATGGAAACGGAAACTTGATAGACGATTCTTCAAGTTACACTATCGTTTCAAATTTCGGATCTATCCAAACACTAGCTAATTCAAATCCATCCTATGAGGTGTTCTAATGGCTTATAGAAATTATTCGACGGCCGCTGGTCACATTGTAGATGCTACCGGAAATGGAGACTTCACGACATTGAGCGCTGCTTTGACGGCTGCAACAGCTGGTCAGACTATATTTTTAAGACCTGGAACTTATGGAAGCGCAACATTAAAGCCGGGCGTAAATATTTCATCTTTTGGAGCAGAAGGAGCAGGCGGGTCACCCACAAATGTTATCATAGATGGGAACCTCACTTTAAATACAGCTGGTCATGTCAATATCTACGGAGTCACTTTTACTAGTACATCTAATGTCATCACAAATAGTGGGTCAGCAGCTTCGATTATCAATGTAGGAAATTGCTACTTCAACATGAGTACCTCTACTCCGATTAGTTTCACCAATACCAACGCATCTTCTCAGATTGTCTTAAGAAACTGTTCTGGAGATACTAGTTCTACTTCTGTCGCTTTATTTGCCATTTCTGGGGCAGGAACTCTAAAAATTTACGACACAGATATTTTGAACTCTGGCCTTTCCACAGCAGACAATGGCTGTT